TATAGACAGTTACAAGAAGACCTCCTAACTTGTTGTAACAAATATCCTAAACTTTTCTTTTTCATAATAATCTCCCTTAACTCCACCCAATCAGGTGGAGTTTTTTGGCTCTATTTCAGGCTTTTTGGGACTATTCTAAAAATCATTTTTCGATATTTTTCGGTATTTTTCGGATTTTGGTCGGGGAATTGGCGGGGACTTTTTTAGCGAATATGACTAAGAAATAGGTCTGTTGTCGCTTCAGCGAGTTCATCCTCAACTTGGTTATAACGATCGGTCATATAGACTTTTGTATGGCCCAGCGCCTGGCTTAACTGTTCAAGCGGAACCCCTGCAATAATGCTTTGAGTTGTGAAGAAGTGGCGCATCATGTGAGGTGTTACATGCAATCCTGTCGCTTCATTCACTAGATTGAAGTTTCTATTTAACTGGTTTGGATTGATGAGACCACCTTTTTCGTTCAGGGTGATATAATCTTTTTGTTGTTCCTTAATAATTCCTAACTTTCGCTTAATCTTAGAAGCTTCAGCTATCAGATAATAGATAAGGTCTGTTCCGATATCATCAAGGCAGACATATCGCTCTGAATCCTTCGTTTTAAGCCCTCCTTTTCCTTTCAAGGTCTGGTTGCTTCGGCTGTCTCTAAGATGCAGTATAGCCCGTCCGCTGTCGTTCTGAGTGATGTCCATTGGACGCAAACCAAAGACTTCTCCTCTTCTCAGTCCAAAAATAGTAAGATAGGTCAGAGCGTAGAACTGTTTTGGCATAATCTCTTCCGCCTTTGCTATCCAAGTCTTGAACTCTTTGAGAGTCACTTTCTTGTTAGCAGCAGGAATATCACTACGACCAATAAAGACACCTTTCAAGCGATTTGAGAGCAGATTCCCACTTTTCACGGCATCATTCAGCAATGCCATGAAGCTGGAATTGAGGGTTTGAACAGTGTATCTGGTATGGTTCTGCAACTTTTCAGCGATAAATAGTTCATACTCATTTCTATCTAGGTTTTTAAGCAGGACAGAACCAAATTTGGGTTTGATATGGTTCTTATAGAGATTGTCATTGAGGTAGTAGGAAGTGTCATTCCAGCGCCCTGTAGATAATCTCTTTTCAGAATAGATATCCCAATACTGATCAAGCGTTAGATTCGTATTGATACCTAATTCTTGGTCTTGGATTTGTTGCTCAATCTCTGTCAAAGCTGCACGAGCTTGTGGAAGGGTTGTGAGACCACTTTTAGTAATCTCTTTCTTTTTACCATGAAAGTAGAAAGAGCGTCTGATGTAATAACGTTTGCCTTTTGCAGTCTCATAGTAATAGATATTTGGGTATTTTGTTTTATTATATTTCATTGTATTCTCCTTGTTTATCGGCTTCTGGACAAGGTCTAAACATTGAGAATATTGACATCACCCCTTTCATGGTGTAAAATAGGGTATAGAAAAGAGGCCTTTTTAATGGCTGATTTTTATACAGGATAAGCTTCACAATCAAACTTTGGCGAGGACGATTGTGGGGCTTTTTTGTTATTTTTTAAATTCCTTCAATAAAGAGATGATTTCTTCATTCTGTTTAATAATAATTTGGTTTTGTTGTATTTGAACTTTTTCAAACGCACCAGGACCACTTGCATTTGCTAAAGCTATAGCTTTACTATTTAACACATTTCCAATATAAGCAACTTGCTCAGGATATTTTTCATAAATATGAACCATATCATTTTCTTCAAAATATGGGAGAGCATCTTCATAATATTTTTGTTTTTGAGAGTCTTTTTTTGAAATTTTATCTTTTCCACCAAACAATGCCATAAGTAGTTCCTTTCTTTTTCTGCTTCAGCAGTTTATAAACATATTTAACCAATTAAAGTCTGATATTCCTCTTTTACCATGATTTCATTTGTCACGGTTTTTAGATTGTAGTAGGACATGAATTTGAGGTAATCAAACTCTTTTGGGTCTTCTAAGCTTTCTAGTGCGTCTTTTACGAGATGATGGATCATATTCCTATCAGCTTCGTTTTCACAGCGTAGGCGAGCGTTCTGGTACTCTGAGCGTGTGTGGTCTTTGTGTCCGAGTTCATGCAGTAGTACCTTAACTCTCTCTTTTTTGCTGAGTTTATTAGACAAGAAAGCTGTATTGGTTTCTTTTTCGTAAAATCCAAGTTCATCAGGTATTAGCTCACCGTCAAAATCGACAATGCGAACCTGAAAATGACTTATAATTTCTTTTTTGGTCACTAAGCAGTACCTCTAATCACCAGCTTCTTTGAGATAACCTTCAATGATAGACTGGATGATTTTCTTCTTTTCATCTGTTAATTCTCGACCACCAAACATCATGACATTAGATGCCATTTCTTCAACATTTAGTGCCTTCCCTTGCCAGCTATACTCTTTTGAATCACTAGCGATGGCAGGATTATCCGTGCGACCCAGCAGGTAGTCGGTGGACACGTTGAAGTAGTCGGCTATTTCTTGTAGGCGGTCAGATTTAGGAGTCTTTTCTTTTAAAGTATAGAGGTAATTTATACTATAGCCTAAATCTTCGGCAACTTTTTGAAGACTTATTCCTTGTTTTTGGGCAAGTTCCTTAATCTTTTCAAGTGTGGAAAACATTGTCATATTACCTTTTCTAAGACATGACAAAAAATATTTTATAAAAAAGTGTTATTTTCTATTGACAAAAATAATACTAAAGTGTAAAATAGTTCTTGTAAGTTAATGAGTTAGTAAAAAACAGAGTTAAAACTTATCTAAAAATAAATAGCTTTGGCGAGCAAGAAAATTGATAGATACAAGGTTTTATCAAGGTTTTTAATTATGCTTTCATTTTACACTATGGTGTAAAAGTTGTCAAGCGTTTTTATAAAATAATTTACTAACTCCTTAACTTAACTAATTAAAAAGGAGGAGGTCACATGAGCCAACAACATCGTAAATGGATTGAGCTTGTAAAAGAGCGAATTGAAAAACGTGGGTGGTCGCAGACGGATTTGGCTATTGTTGTAGGTGTTAGTCCATCAGCTATCACGCAACTTTTCAAAGATGGCAAAGGGAGTGATGATTTGAAGCTTCGTATCAACAAAAAATTGCGAATCAATGAATCATGGGAGAAATTTGAGGAGTAGGAGAAGATGGAAAAAATTATAGCTTATTCTGTCGAAGAATTATATAAAAAAGTTGCAGAACAAGAAAAACGCATCTCAGAAATCGAAATGCGTTTAGGAATCAAACCTTTGGAAGAAACTTCAACATAAACTTAGATTTGAAAATCTGAATGATAATATCTACATAGTTTTTAAGTTGAGGTAATGAAATACTGGTACTCTTATTCCAATGAGTATAGCCGTTACCGACTATTCGGATAAAATGAAGAGCACCTTTTAAGAGGTCGTCATCTTTTACATACCTATCAATGGCATTGTTAAAAGTTAATTTTGGGTCAGATAAATATTCTTTTGTATCTAATTCAAAAGCCAAGGCGTAATCTTTTATTAAACATTCGATAGCAGAGCGGTAGCCTGTTCCTGCGATGTTTTCCAATCCCATTTTTTCAGCTTCAATCGCTTCACTGTAAAACTCTACAAATCTAGGAGCATGTTCAATGAAAAGATCGTCTATATCAATAACAACTTTATTGGGATAAACAAGGATCATAGTTGTTTTGTCATCTTGGTTTAAATACTCTTGATTCGTCATATGGTATTTCTTACAAGCTGGACAACGATGGTGCAGAGTAAAAACGTAACCTTCTTGGATTTCTAATCTTCCTACTTCGTTGGTGGTTGGATTGTTTCCGATTCCACACAAAGGACAAGATTGAGGAATTTGAATTGTTAAAGTTTTTGAGATCGCACTGAAATAATAATCAACAGTAGATACTTCCATAAGATTTCTCCAATCGTTTTTATTTCATTATACCAAATTTAGAAAGGAACTTTATGAACGAAATTTTTAACTTTCACGGGCAGGAAGTCCGTACTTTGACAATTGATGACGAGCCTTGGTTCGTTGGGAAGGATGTAGCGGATATCTTAGGATATGCTAAACCACTGGACGCAATTTCTCGGCACGTTGATGAAGATGACTCCGTGAAATACGGACTCACCGACAATTTAGGTAGAACACAAAACACTATCATCATCAACGAATCTGGTCTCTACTCTCTTATCTTATCCAGCAAATTACCACAAGCGAAAGAATTTAAACGTTGGGTGACTTCAGAGGTCTTGCCAGCTATTCGCAAGCAGGGCGGATTTATCCGCGAGGACTTGGATGAGGATGCCTTTATTGCTTTATTTACTGGGCAAAAGAAATTACGTGAGCAACAGGCGACCATGCTGGAAGATATCGACTACCTCAAGAGTGAGCAACCGATTCATCCAAGCTATGCTCAATCGCTACTAAAGAAGCGCAAGGCTAGGGTTGTGGCATGTCTGGGTGGTATTGATAGCCCAGCTTATGCGGATAAGATTTTTGCTCAGTCGGTATTTAGACAAGCTGAGATTGATTTCAAAGACCACTTTAACATTAGTCGCTATGATTTGCTACCGAAGAAGTTTGCAGAAGCTGCTCTTGCTTACTGGATGACGTGGGAGCCAAGCACCAATACAAAGATGAAAATCATGAAATTGAACTCATTTGACGAAGGGTAGGAGGGGAACAAGATGGACAATGTTCTACTTTCACTATCTGAATGGATTAAATCTATTATCAAGGACACAATCACAAGGCTAGTCGAAATAGAAAAAGATAGTGATCACTATCCAGAGTTGATGGATGTGAACACTACCTGTGATTTTCTAGGAATTAAGTATGCCACATTTTCAGATAATTATCGTTACTTAAAGGGATTTCCAAAGGAATTGCCTGGTAAGAAATGGTCAAAAAGAGCCATCAAAGAATGGCTCTCTAATCAAATATAATAACTTTACTAAAAGGCTTCTGGACAAGGTCTTAGCAAAATTATTTGACTATATTATAGCACAAAAAGAGGATAAAAAACATGAACAATTTACAAATTATCGCAGTAGGCACAGTAGTATCAGTGGTCTTGATTGAATCGCTGATGATGAATATCAAGCTAAAAATGGCAATGAGACAGAAAAAGAAGATTCAATTTCAAGCGCCACAAGTTGAAAAAGGGTTTATCGACTTTAAAACAGGTTGCCGTGTGGATATTGATCCCGTGACACGAAAAGAAACATTTGTGGATTAGTAGAAAAACGGAGGGTGTCAATGGTAGTAAAAAACAAGCGATACTACTGGATTCAACTTGCTCAAGATTTTTTTAAATCTAAAGAAATGAAATTGCTTCGTAAGATTGCAGGTGGCGATACGCACACTATCATCTATCTCAAAATGATGTTGATTAGTTTAGAGGACGGCGGGCACATCTACTATGATGGACTTGCTGACAATCTAGCTGAAGAAATCGCTCTTGTCATTGATGAGAATGTCGAAGATATTAAAATTACTTTGATTTTCTTGGAAAGCAAAGGGTTATTGACTAGAAACTCTGACCGTGATTATTTTTTAGAGCAAGTTCCTGAGATGGTAGGTAGTGAAACCGCAAGCGCCAGAAGGGTTCGCAAGTTTCGAGAGAATCAATTAGCGTTACAATGTAACGACGATGTAACAAAGCGTAACGGAGATATAGAGATAGAGAAAGATATAGATACAGAGATAGAGAAAGAAAATAATAAGATGACGGTCATTTCCAGTTTATCTGAAAATTTGAAACATAGCGGTATTCGGCTTAACAATAAACAACATCAACAGTTGCTAGATTATGTGGGACTTGATGGAATGAGTTTTGATATGTTGAACCGTGCAATTGAGATAACTTCGGAGGTTCATCAACCTAGTTTTAAGTATCTAAGAGGCATTCTTGAAAATTGGAAAAAGAAAGGTTTCACAACGATTGAACAGGTGGATGAGAACGAC